CGCCGTGTGTATTTGACATATGCTGTGTGGTGTGGTACGCGGAAGTGAGCGTGAGAAGACGGTGTGGTTGTGGTGTGTCGTGTTTCGTGGTGTGGTATTATGTGAGTGTTAACTTAGATGAAAGGAAAAAATAAAATGATTAATTTTAATGCTTATGTTATTGAACTTGAAGAGGATACTTGGTACAAAGTGTCTATCGAAGATGTGCTTACGACTACTGTTCGTGATAATGGTTATTTTGATGATACCGTTATTACGTTCGAGTCTGCACTTGCAACGGTGGTTGAGTATTCGTTAAGCTACGATTATGATTACGTTGAAACCGAGCGGTGTTTGACTAAAAAGGGACGTCGTTGTCGTAAATATGTTATTTCGGTTGATAACGGCGATGATTGATATATAATTAAAGTCGGTAAAAGTATACCCGGTGTGTTTTTCACACCGGGTATTTTATGTGTTAATGTGGTGTTTTATGCGCTAATGCTGTGTGTTGCTGTGCAGTATATTTCTGTGTTGTTTGGTATTGCGGTTGTGCATGCGATGATTCCGCGGTGTGCGGTGTTGGTTGACGCGTATACTGTGCCAGTATAGTAGTTTGAGTTTATGCAGTAGTTGTTTACTGTTGATAGTCCGTAGCATGTGGCGATTATTCCGGCGTATGCTGTGTGGTTGTTTACTACTTTGAATTGGCAGTTGAACGTGTATATACCGTTGTTGCATACTGATTCGCTGTTCATGATCTGACCGTGATTGTCTGTGCCTGATACGTTGGCTTTCCAGTTGTTGTGAATGCCGTTGCGGGTGAACAGTGATTCAGCGAACAATCGTAGCAGTTGTTTTTGCCCGTTGTCGTTTGGATGTATTGTGTCCATTGAACCGCTGCTACTGGATGCCCAGTCTTCGCGTCCGTTGAGCCATTCCCATGCGTATTGTATTTCGTGTATGTTTGGTGTTTGCGCTATTCCTTCCTCTATTGCGTTTAGTGTTTGTGGTATGTTTGTGTGGTATCTGAACATGCCTTGTACGCCTAGGACGATTGGTGCAACGTATACTTCTGCATTTGGGAAGTTGGTTAGTGCGTATTGCAATGTGTTTTTTACTGCGGTTGTAATGCTAGTTGTTGTTTGCAGTTTGTCGTTTGCGCCGCCCGCGATTATTATGTGTGTTATTTCTGTTTTGTTGTTTACTGCTTGCAATTGTGATAAAAACGTTGGTTCATTTACATAGCCCGCGTTGTTTTGTGCCATGTTTTGTACGGTGTCCGCGCCTATGTATGATTTGAATTGGTTTGCCCATGACATTGCTGGGCTTGATGCGCCGGTTCCGTAGCTTATCGAGTCGCCTATAATTGCGATGTTTGTGTATGTTTTTCGTTTTAATTCGATGTTTGAATATATGCCATCTATTTTTTGCACGGTGTTGTATAGATTGGTTGCATCGTTGACGCTATTTGCGTGTAGTGCGGTTAGATTCGCGTTTATTGCGGTAATGGCTGATTCGTTGGTTTGCGCTAGAGTTAACGCGTTGCTTGCGGTTGTGGACGCGTTGCTTGCGGTTGTGTCGGTGGTGTCTATTTTGTTTTTGAGCTGTGTTGCGGTTTCGGTGTCGGTCACGCCTAACGCGGTTAGATTTTTGTTGTTGTTTTGTGCTGTTTCTAAAGCCTGAGTCGCTTTACCGCCCGCAGTGTTCGCGTTACTGTTGATTTTGTATAAATTATCGTCGATAATATCCATTGACGCGTTGTATTGGTCGTTGAGGTTGGCCGCGTCGCCGTTTTGATATTTTTCGAGATTGAAGTTGGTTGTGTAGTCGGTCATGTTAGTTGCCCTTTCGAAGGTTTGTTGGATGATTTATTTCTTCCTGTACTTTTAGTTGGTGGATTACGCGGTCTAGTGTGCGCATTGCCGCGTTGTATCCGTCGCGTAGGTCAGCTAAATCGCCGGTTTCGTATAGGGGTAGATGATAAAACGGTGTTTGTGATGCCATGAGTGTACGCCTTTACTCGGTTGGTGGAATTGGATAGCCCTCTGCGGTTTTTTTGAGGGTACTAAGGTCCGTGACGGTGAATATTTCAGTGCCGGTACGGTTTAATATGTGGTTGAGTGTTGTGCCAAGTGATTGCGCGTTAGTTCCGGTCAACCCTAGCGCTTCTATGAATGCGGTTAGGCCGTCCGGTAACACGTTGTTGTTTAACGCTAAGTCTGCTTTATCGCTGACGCTTTTTATTGCCGCGTCGATTTTATCCATTGACCCGTTGTATTGGTCAAGTAGATTTGCGGAATTTCCAGCTTCGTATTTTTCCAGTGCGTAATTTGTAGTGTTAACCATGATTTATCCTTTCATGCTAACGGTGGATATTGTTCACCGGTTGTCGGATTAGTGACACGTGGCGTGGTATCGTCGAATATGGTAAGATTGCCGATTGCGGGCGTTTCGTCGGTTCGATGTTCGGCTAGTTTGCCGGCGTTGATATCGGCTATTTGCGTGACACGCGCGCCATAAACCGCTAGTTCGCGGTACAAATCACGAAGCGCGGTTTTACTATCCGTATATTCGCCTTTTGTAACGTTCCATACTAGCTGTGTGTCTCCTATATGGCCGATTTGTTCTTGCATTTGCGCTATGGCAACGGCGTAGTCGTTTATGTGCGCTTCAATGTTTTTTATTCTTGTATCGTAGTCGTTCAATGTTTTGTTTATGTCGGTCACGATTTCGTCAAGATATGCCGTTATGTGGTCGATTTCGCATGCAATGTGCTTTATGATTTCCTCTTGACTTTTAGCGTTCCAATAGAATGCGGGTATGGCGGGTGTGTACGGCCATACCGAGAAAAACGGGAGTAGTGGAAACATGTGTCATCCTTTCAATAGTTGTTTATGTTTACTGTCCATAATGGACTAAAACATGCTTCAAGGTGTTCGAGTAATATTACGTCTATATCGACGTATTCACCGTTTCGTATGCGGTTGACTTTATCCATGAAATCGCCGTTGGCGATCGTTTCATATTGATTGTCGGTCGCATTGGCCGCATAGTCTTGGTTTTCGGTTAGCTGCGTCGCGGGGAAATCGCTAAACACCGTTCGCATTTTATGCCATACGTCGCTATCGCTAAGCATTATATCAGGATTAGTGCCCACAAGCGCATAAAGTGGCCGCAATGTCGGCATGATTTCATGTATGAGTCGTAGGAAATGGCGTCGCCATCTTGACGGCGGCATAACGCCTAACTCCCTGTCATAGAAACGGTTCTCGATTTTCTTGCAGCAGCGCGTGTATTGCGTGTCATCATAGGCAACGTCCCGCCATGACCATGTGGCATTATCCCAGTCAACACCACCGGGCACGTCAAGTAGTTCGCCAAACGTGTACGTCATCACGCCATGAAAATCGTCGTACGATTCACACGGCTGATAATGGTTTATGTCATTCTGCATTGTCATCGTCGTTCATTCTTTCAACGTCCGTCAAGTAAGCATAGTTGCGCGAGATATTATCTTCGTTCCATACAACCTGTATCGGTTCCTTGAGGTATTTTCTGAATCTTGTGTTGAGAATGTCGCACGCGGCACGTCGTTCCTCCAATTCGCTGAGCGCGCGTAGGTCAGTCGGTTCGCCGTAATCGTTGATTTCGTCGGCCGTCTGCCGTTCCATTTTCAACGGAAGATTTTTAATGCCTAACGATTGATAGAACGCGTTCCAAGTGTTTTGAATGTCGTTCTGCAATTCCATGCCGATATATTCGACGTTAGTCTTCAACACGTTTGCTTTCATCGAATCCGTGAAACCCGGTGTCGCCATGATTGCCATTTCACCGCCTGAGATTTGCTTGATAACGTTGATGCCCGCCGTTTGCTGCCCGGCGGGAACCTCCAATATGAACGGCGTTTTCTGATTGAAACGATTCTGCCGTCGCGTCATGTACAAATCTTCAATTTCATGCGCGAAAAATTCAATAGTCGGAATGAGTGGCGTACGTGCGCGGTTGGCGTAGATGAAAACACCATTGGAATTGTTAACCGGAAAACGCCAACCGTTAATACCGTAACTATCCCATTTTTTCGGTTTGTAATAGACGTTGAAATTTGAGGTAGTCACCGCTTGCGTGCTGAAAAACACGCCCGGGTTGCTATGCGGAAATGCGATTGTGGCGTAACCGAAATATAACAGATTGTATTCCAAAAACCATGCGTCGCAAGTTTTCGGCAGATTCAACCACTTAAATCTTGACAACGCGATATTCAACATTTGCGAATACGCCATCGAATACGCTTGCGAATTGAGCGCTTGTGATTGCTGCCATATCGGAGCGCCACGTTCGCCCATTTCCGCACGGGTCAACGCCCTTTTATGCGTGCGTTTACGTCCCATACTTTTTCCTACCTTTATAGATTGTCGTGTGTGAAATCGCCGCCGACTTCCTCGGGTTTCGTCCATATTGTAACACCGTTGCTGAAAATATCCCTGATTGTCTGCAATTGCTCATTTTGCGCAAATGGACATATAACCCATACGTCCGCGCATTGCCAATACGTGAAATGCTTGCAAGGCGTCAACGACGGACGGCTGTAAAGTTTGTTGCTTGCGATGCCAAAGCGAAGCATGTAATCGCCCGCCGCTGCTATCGCGCCGTTGTCTTCGGTGATGACTTTCATGGTCATGGTGTCAAGCCCCGTGGCCTGTTTGAAGTTGTCGCCGCCATATGCTCCCACGGGCTGCGCGGTGTGGTTGAGTAAGTCGCGCCACGCAGCGTTAACGTTGGAACGCGTGTTTACCATGACGCGTTTGGCATTGTCTACGCTCTGATTACGTGACGCCGACGCGTTCGCGTTCGATGTGTTTGCGTTGTTGGCGGCAATGCTGCTGTTCGTGGTATTGCTTGCGTTCGTGTTGTTGGTGTTAAGCGTTGTTGATTGAATGTTCTGCGTGCCCGCCATTGCGATACTGACACTATTGGCCTGTCCGTTGTATTTTTTCGCGGTGAACGCCGCCGCGTCGTTGTACGTCTGCTTGAATGCTGCCTCCGCCGCCGTCTTGGATGCACCGGTTGCAAAACTCGCTCCTGATAGGCCGATACTTCCGGCTGCGCCGAGTCCCGCCGCCACCATTGGTGCCGCTGCGCCGCCCGTTGCGGCTGTAACCGCTATGCCGGTGGCTGCGGTGCCTATCGCGCCTATTGCGGCTGTAACGGTGCCGATTGCGCTTGCTGTGATTTCCGTATTCACGAGTTGTGTTGTCAAATCTAAGGTTGCCGTATTCATTTCGTCTATTTTGTTATTGGACGCGGTAAGCAACAGATTCTGCTGTGTTACGTTGTTTTTATAGATTGCATTGGATGCGGCATTTGAATTGGCCGTAACGGTGGAATTGAGCGCATTCGATAGATTCGTGTTGGCAATGCTGTTCGCGTTGTTTCGATTGGTGTTTGTTAATGACACATTGGCCGAGCGCGCGCCGTTTTCATATGCTATGATAGCGTTTTCGCGTGCTTGCGCGACTTCTCGATTGTACGCGTCGGCGCGGTGCGCGTCGATTGCGCGACGTTGCAGCGCGTAGGTAGGTATGTCGTGCGATATGAGTGTTTTTAGTATGTCCGCGTTCGGCACGTCGGCGGTAATGGTAGCGCCGTTAATCGCATCAATGTCAATAGACGCGTCGCCATCACCGCCGACGCCATCAAGCCATGCGATTTGACGCAATATCGGATAACTGAGAGATGTCACCGTCTGTACCGCGAGACGCCCGCAGTCGGCTATTTCCACGCGGGTTTTATTGCCTACATTGTCGGATATTTCCAAGTGCGCATAGGGCGCAAGATACAGTCGTGTTATTTTGGCGTATTCATCATCGTAGCCAAAATCATTGACTGTCAAATCAATATCGGATATTTTCGTACGAGTGCCGCTGACAATATGCCATTCGATGCCATTCACGCTGATAGCGTCACCAAGTCGCATCATGTTTGCGGTGGCTACGAAAACCGCTGTGACCTGTGACATGATATGCGGGTAATATGTGAAAAGCGTGTCGAAATAATCGCTTGATATTTTGGACGATTCGAGCGCATACATGGTGACGTTGCTTGCAGTGAGATTATCGACGGAATTATATGCGGTACCCGCACCGGTGACGTTTGACGTATTTATGTTTCCGGCGCCCCATGAGAAACCGTTAACCGTTCCGTCATTATTGGTGTATGTCGGGTCGCTATCCGTAATGTTCGTACCGCGCACACCACTCATGGCTTGTAATTGTCCGGGCGAAAACGTCGCGGCCACACAAATGTATCTTGCGCCGTTTTGCAGATTAAACGGCGTGCTTTTCCTGATATTCGACGCCGCGTTGCCGTAATCGACATCGGGCAGCGTGAAATCACGGCAATTCGCGCGGGGGTTTTTCAGTAATTCTTGCGGTGCCGTTTCCGTCAACGGCGCGTGACCTCGGGACAACAGCAAACCATTGATCGCGGTGTCATTGATATAGTCCGTCCATACGTCGCGCGTGAGCGTGCATGTTGTCGTGTTCGGTGCTTCCGCGCGTACGGAAGCGATGAAAAAATGATAGCGTGTCTGCACGTCGGTTTTCTGATACGGCGTATTGATAATGTCATGTGAAAAGTCAACGACGATGTAGTTATATTGTTGCGCCGTCATGTAAGGCACGGGCAATTTTATGCCGTCCGTGTCGGCGCGTGCGATGTACATGTTCGTGGTCAGTTTGACGGTTTCGCCATTCAGTTTGTTAAACCACGTGTCTCGCGCGCTGTTATCGGAGAATTTAACGACATCGTGGTAATCATCGTACCAATTCACGTGACACAACTTGATTACAGTGTTTGGTGTCCAAACATTGTAATCGAAAACGTTGCGGTACTGTTCGTATACGCGCGTGTCCGTGCCGGGGAACGCCGTTGCGTTTTGCAAATGTGGAAAGTCCATTTCGCACCCTTTCTTATATGAAAAATGAGTGGTGCTTCACATGAAACACCACTCATTTATATCATAAATGAATCAGACTTCGACGGTGAACGTGCATGTTGCGGAATGTTCCGTAGTCTTGCCGTTCGGGTTGACGTACGTGGCGGTGCCCGTCACGGTAATGACGTCACCGGCCACAAGTCCGTCACGCTGGACATGCAAGCGTGCTTGGTCATCAACGAAAGTGTTGATGTTGAGGTCGAATGCCGCACCATGCGCGTCATTGCCGCTTGCGGCATGGTTCGCCGCAACCTCGTACGTCGCCGCGTTCGGCGCAACCTGTATGGCGGTGCCGGTTGGCTCGAAGGTGGCGGTGAGCTTCGGTGTGAGCTGCGTCAGGTCGCCCGCCTTGACGGTGCCTGTGCTTGGAGTCAGAGTGAAGCTGGTCACTGTCTGAGTCACAACCTTAATGGATGTACCCGCGTCGGTGGTGAACAGCGCACATGGAGTGAAAGGCGACACGCCATAGATGCCCCAGTGGTTGAGATACAGTGTGTTGGAAACAGTCTGTGGATTGTAGAACTGCGTGGTGCCATACATAGTGTCTCGCACCTGATACCAATCAGTCGAAACAAGCAACGCCACCGCACCGTCAATACCGAGGCTCGGCACCTGAATAATACGATACGGCACGTCGGCCTTGTCCAGCTGGAACACGGCGGACAACGCGTCAACGTCAAGCGAAGCGAGATATTCCGGCTCAACCAACAACACCATTTGCTGAGGATTAGCGTATGCCGGAATGTCGGTCACGTTCAACGCATTGTACTGTGTAGACGGGAACTGCATGCGTCCAGCGGTTGCGCGCAATGCCTTGAGCAGCGTCTTAGCGGTGGTTTCGTCGCTCGGCACCGCGTCAAGATGCACTTTGTAGAAACCAAGATTCTGTTCGTAATGGCGTATCAGCGCAAGCATGATATTCATTTCGTCGTAATTATCGGAATTACGAGGAGTTTCCATAATCTGCGCGACGAAACGGTTCAATCCGAAATCATCAACGAACGCCTGACGCAATTCATCGTCAGTCCATGAAATCGGGTATTGATCACGGCGGTTCATCTCATAGAACCACACCGCCGCTTCGGGTCGATGCATTTTCAGCAAATCTTCCGCGTCATCCTTGTAGCCGTGCGCCTTAATCCACTTGACCGCGATTTCCTGTACGGTGCTGCCCCAATACAGATTTTCCTTTTTGAAAACCGACAACGGATTTTCAAACGGCGCGTTCTGCGCCATTACAGTAAGCCCGATACGATTGACCATATTCCAAACACAGTCGTTAAGATACTGCCGATTCATCGGGTCGAACAAATAGCGCATGGTGTTCGCCACGCCTGTCTGCGTCGCGCTCGGAATACGCTGCTGATAATCGTCCGTGCCCTTGGTACGCACTTTATCCAAAATTGTCGCATTGTCTACAGCCATAATATTTTCTCCTATCGATTAAAGCGTGTAATCGAGATTTTCCAAATCTTCCGCCGCTGCCTGTGCGATTGCTTCCGCCGCGTCATCGTCGTTTTCCTTGACTGTTGCGCCGTTTTCAACCATTTGCGCGACTGAATCGGTGAAGTTGTCATATATGCCGTCGATTCGTTCGCTGATTGCGTCCGTGCGGTCGCTTATTGCGCTCACCCTGTCAAGCACGTCGCGCAGCATATCGCGCAAGTCATCGAACTCGCCCGCGCGGTGCGCTTCGTTTTCCGTAAGGTCATCACGTTCGGCGGTATCCCTTTCTTCAGGAGTTTCGTCATCCATGTTTTTTCCTTTCATATGAAAAAAGTCGTACCGGCGAACGAATACCGAACCGGCACGACTTAAGATTAGCATACTTGCAACATGATTCACAACGATGGACGGCACGCTTTTCCCTCACGGCCATATCATTGACGGAGTCAACCGTGGTTATCAATGATAATGTTTTATCGCCCTCGCTACGACACCTTGCGTATGCCGTGATTATTTTACACCGAAATTTCTAAGCATTGCAATTACAGCGTGTTGCGTTTCCACCATATCATAACGCAGATAACCCAGCGCATAATATGACGTAAGATTCCTAATCAAATCTTTCGCCATGTTCGCAGTAAGATAGTTCAATTTATTATCATCCCTTGTGATTGCGAAATACGGAACATGTGTACCGCCATCGTATTTCGCGGATACGAAGACGTATCCGCAGCGCAAATCAACATATACACCATATTCGTGTCGCAGCCATCGAAAGACATACGTAAGTCTCGCATGTCCGTGCGGTTTTTCAATGAAATCGGTGTCATGCCGCTTGAACCTGTTCTTTGCGGTCATATCATCATTGTTCTTCAACATGCGCCCCGATACTGTATTCTTCGTTTTCTGCTCGGCATACGCATCATCTTGTACATAATCAAACAGACACGTTTTCCCACCCAGCCATTGTAACCCGAAGTCGGGTTCTAACGGGACGTCATAATGCTGGAAATACGGATTGTAAGCGTCACAAGCGTTACCGAGCAGAAATATTCTCGGTTTTCGCAGTTCCGTATCATCCGCGCGTTCGCGTGTGACGGTATCTACAAGTTTCGCCAATTGCTCGAACTCGTTTTTTAGATATGTGTGGTAGCGGTCATCATTGTCAATAATGATTTCATCCATGCAAATGTTACGTACATTAACATATGTGCTTTTCTTTTTCTGTTGTTGTAATGACAAAGGTATAAAATATCCGATTGTTTTCCATTCGTTTTCTTTCTTACCGGTTTTCTTTTTACGAATTTCAGCAATTTTATTGGTTGTCCGAAATTCATAATCGGGAAAAATGTCATCTTGGATAATACGACTGAAATAGTTTGCCGCGACATCGTTGTTTTCCTCACGAAAGCGTGTCACTTCAACAAAACAGTATCCGTTTTTCAAATAATCCTCTATCATGTATTTTCGCACGCCGTATGTTTTACCTAAGCCGCGCGCGCCGATAATCATGTTCACATCTGCGTTTCGTGGCAATATTAGCGTCTTAAGCCTGTCATAATAATATTTCGCCATCAATACTCACAATCATAGGTTTGCCGTCCCGCATAATAAGTTCGCGGGGCGTTGTTTCCGCATTCCTATTATACGTGTTTCGCATGTACGTCAGATTCTCGCCGTTCGCCTGTTTGTCCGATTCGCCTAGCCATCTGCCGGACGGATACAACGCTATCGCTTCGGGCGCGTCAACATAATAAGTCGCGCCCCGATAATCGGTGACGGTTCCGACGTACCTATCCCACACATGCGGACGGTTACGTTGCAACGTGTGGCAAATCTCATAATCTACCAACACGTCATAACCGAGCGACATTTGTACGGTTTCCGCGAAACCGTGCCCCGCATGCATGACTTCCGCTATAAAATCTTCAATGGTGTACACACCGTCCGGCCGTGGGAGTCCGGCGCAAGTGACATGCACGCGCCCAGACGTGTCCAAACTAACGCGTGCTTTATTCCACAATTCCATATGTTCGGTATAACGCGTGCTACCGCCACAGTCCTCAACCTCGAATTTTCCGATATGGTCTAGCGTTGACGCCATGTCGGATGCTGTGGTTCGGACGCGTCGCATGGTGCGATTGATTGCGTTTTCAATCGCGTCATGCAGAGGTTTGAGCGCGTCCAGCAATTCCGCGTCGCTCACATCAGCATCGCAACCGATTTTCAGACTATCGGTATCGCCGCCCGTGACCGCTACGCGTGCACCGAAATGACGATATATCAACATCATGGCAATCAATAGGTGCATTCTGCTACCCGCTACGATTCGCATTCCGTACGTGTAGAGAACGCGTGGCGTTTTCGGTCGCTTTTTAGTGAAATTCTCGGGAGTGCAAACAGTGGTTTTATCGACTTCAAGCTCACCGGTTTCCGTCACGCGATAATCCGCTTTCATAACGTCCTGTGCCTGTGTGCCGTATATGCCATTAAATTGTCCTTTAACAGTTGATCCGTAATAGGATTGCAGAAATTTCATACTCAATTCGCCTGTCTTCGCGTCGTGCGCGATACCCTCCGGTATCGATTCAGGAATATCCCCAGCGTACGGCACGCCCTCGGTATACCCCTTAATAAGGTTTTTCACGTCTGTTTTCCGTGCGAACAACATGTTGGATTGTAGGGTCACGTAATCGGGCGGAACAATCGTCTTAGTGGTTGCTTCACCGTATAATACATGCATTTCGTCAAATTCGTACACTTGCGCCACGTTCCACAATTCAATTTCATTGACGTGCAACACGCATTCGTCCGCCCGATACAGTTTGCCGAACGCGTACGTAGGGTTAACGGCAGTATCAACGTATCCATGTGCCCTGACGCTGTTTTCCTGTGTTTTCGCGCGTTCGTTGTTGCTGTAATCGGTGTCCGCTTGCAACGTTTTCACAAACTTGGAACGTGGGCATATTGCAATCCCCCATATGTCAAAACATGTGTTTTTACGCAATCTGAGATTCTTAAATCTCACCGCAGCATGCAATCCCGTGAGAAACGGGTCATCATAATTCAACAACACATTTTCAAGCGACGTATTAACAATGCGTTCGCATGCGATTTGCAGAATATCCGTAGGCGCTGTAGCGAATTTCACCGGCAGCCGTCGCCCGTTAATGAAAGCATGATGCATCGATGTAACGTCCAAGGACGCGACATTATCCACGACAACACTAGCAGTTTTAGCACTCGTAAACGTCAAACCGCCACGGAAACATGCCTTACGCAGCGCATAAGATTCATAATCTTTCGGAAATTCCTGATTACACGTCATCTCGAAAGCGCGTTGCAATGTGATTTTCTTACCACCTTGCAACGTGACTCGCCGCCCGCCAATCTCACGGCGTGCCATCTGCCGCACAAGCGAAGTCTTGGTAAGCACGCGGCACCCCAGCATATCAGGCGTAAGCCAATGATTCGCACGCAAAAGCCATTGCAGATATTGCGGAATTACCTGCACGTCACGCCGCGCGTAAAACAATTCTTCCTCGGTCAACGGCGTTTCGGGCGTGCGCACAAGCGAGTAATCCCAGTCGCCCACCGCTTTCGGGAGGCCGCATGTCTCGCCCATCGCGCGCAGTCCGCCCATTTCAAGATAGAATGTGTCCCAAAAGCGACACACCACGGTATCGTTCACAAGCAAATCGAGCGTGTACACGCTTGTGGCAGTCTGCGCGTTGACTTCAATCGTGTACGACTGCGCCAATTCCAACATGAGAGTCTGCATGTCGAACATGAGGTTATAGGCCGCGATTATCGGAATATAACCGTGCGCGCGTCCGTATTCAATAAGATTGTCAACGTACGTCAACGCTTCGGACGTGTGCCGGTAAAACCGTACATCGTCCGTATCGGGAGTGTACCATTCCAGTGGCGTATCACGTAAATCGTTGAAAATGTATAATATCGGGTATGCGCGTGTTTCGGTACCCGTACCAATGTTCGTTGTTTCGGTATCGAATATCGCCGCAATCTTAAATTCCTTGCGTTCTTTCATCGTACTACGTCGGGTGAAACCGCTAATAGCCATATCGGACTTCCGCCGTCAACGTCCGTGTAATCCTCTAATTCGCCTGTGTGCATTTTCATGTTTTTGGCGTATTCCAGCACCTTTTCGTTTCGTTGCATGATAGTGTCAAAAAGTTCGCTGAGCGAATCGGCGTTGTATGCTTTCATGATGACTTCCAACCGTTTGTTCGGCGGAACGTTCGATTTCTGCCATATGTTTTGCGTGTATCGCCAAAACACCTTGACTTTTTCCCGGCCGAGGTCGCCTAGCGCGCTCGGCATTCCTTTGGATGCCATACGCATTTCCTCGCGGAAAATGTTGAATGATCGTGTGCGCTCCCTCGCGCGCCCTTTACCACCACGCACGCCGCTCACCTGTTGCACAAGTTTATCGGCGGCTTCGTTCGCACGCTGATACAGTTCATCACGCATGCCGCTGTTACGGACACGGCCGACATACGTGTTTTTCAGCTGCGTTTCAAGTCGTTGAATGTAAGCACGTCGCGCGTTCGCTTCGCTTTCGGGCATGTTTCCGGTAATGCTTTTTTTCAGACTGTTTATCGCGCGACGTACGCGCTTGCGTTTCGCGGTCAATACGTCTGCTTGTTTATGCGCTCTAGGCATGTTCACCACCTTATAAAAAAAGTGCCATAACATGTATGGCACTTTTGTTTCATTTCACACTACTTGATTTCAAGCGATTTCGTGGAGCGGCCACCGCCCAACGGAGTCTGCTTGACTGCGACGGTGATGCCGTCCGGCGCGTTGAAATCGGGGAACATGTCGTAGATGTCCAACACGCTGCGATAGATGCCCTGTGACTGACTGAAATACGTGTCGCCGTCCTTTCCGAAAAGATAGACGTTCGCGCATTTCTGCCCAGTCTGAGAACGTACGCCCGGTGTAATGTAGGCACCGACAACCGTCAACGGTTTCGCGCCGCGTCCGTTAAGCGACAACGCGCTATTACGTGCGTTGACGATGGCGCGCTTGCCCTCAAACGTGCTGTTGTCCATCGTGCAAATATAACGATAGTTGTCAGCAATGTTCTGTGCGGTTTCGTTCGCGGTGGTTTCGTTCATCTGTTCGTTTTCTTCGTTCATTTCGGTTCCTTTCAGAGTTCAATTTCTTCGTTATCGTTGTCGTTGTCGTTATCAACCGCAACACGCTCGGCGTGCTCGATGAACGTGTCAACGTCCATAACGTACACGGTTTTATCAACTGTGATATCGTCAACCAACACGTTAACAATACCGGCGTCCATAAGCGCTTTCACAGCCATTTCAACGTTGCGAACGTTTCCGGTGGTGTGGAACGTCTGTGCTACGCCGTCTCGGTCATAATAGTTTATGGTGCTGTCAGCGATTACCTTACGAATCTTTCGCATATTTATTATCCTGTTCTATCTTTTACCGTCTATTTGACGACAGAAATATTTATAGCACAAAAAATCGGCGTGTGCAAAAAGCAACACGCCGATTATTGATATTGATTCTCAATAACGCAAAATCTGCCCCGGATAAATCAAACTCGGATTAGACAAATCATTAAGCTCGGCAACCCGTGCCCAATCACCGCCGAAAATCGACCACAAAGACTCACCGGACGCAACCATATGCGTACGCGCCGTATCCGGTTTCGTACTCACAGCACCGCCATAACACACGGCTTCACCCGGATAAATCACAGCCGGATTACCCGATGCGTACCCGTGCCACGACTGCCACGGCAACAAGCCCGTACGCTCGGCAATACCCGACAACGTGTCACCCGACGAGACCACCACGCAAGCAGACTGCACGACATTGCCACCAATATTCGTTTCCGGCGCAGACACATTCGCACCGTCACCATGCGCGTACGCATCCCACTGCCACCGTTCGCCACGGAAATAATTCAAGTCCAATCGACCGGCATACCCTGAAACATATCCGTTCGACGTATACTGCCGCATGGCTTCACCATACGCACCATACAGCCACGGCGTTTCCTGATACCCGGTAGCAGCCATTGACGCATATTGCGCGACCCACACGCCGCAATGCTCACGCACGAACGAAGTAAGCTGCCCCAACGCTGACGCCTGAACATACACAATCGGCCACACCTGTGTACGATCATGCACATGACGCACCCACGTTTCAACCCACGCGCCATTACCAAACTGCGGATTATCCTGAGATTCCCAGTCCAAAACAAGCACCGCGTTACCGACGTATCCGCGCACATTATCCACGAAAAAGTCAGCTTCCGCGTTCGCGTCACGCCCCATCGCGTAATGATACACACCAACACTCTTGCCACTATTCGCTGCGCGCCCGAGCTGATAGTTCGCGGCCTGATTCACGCCATTGACCAAACACATGTTATCGAACCCACCGACACCCCACGTAGCACCCGCCACAATAAAATCAGCGTCCACCGCCGCCGTGTCAATATCACACTGCCAATTACTCACGTCTACGCCGCGCATATCCGCATTAGCAGATGGCACCACAGTCAGCAGCAATACACAAACACAAGCTAACGCGCTACGCCATATTCGAGACATCACTATCCCCCTTGTTATCCTTAAGCAATCCAATGAGTTCTTCAGTCAGCACATTATTCTTAGTCATCAAATCATTAAAATCACTAAACGTCGTGGCGATAAACCACGCCATACCACAACACGCAACAATCGGAAAACCAACACTCCCGACAACGGTTACAATCGAACTAATATCCATCAAAACACCTCGATAATAAGAAAGGTCATGACACATCAAACAACATGCCATGACCCAATATATCACAATCGCGTAGCCTATCCGGGAATTGAACCCGGCACGCACATCTTATAAGAATGCCGCTCTAACCACTGAGCTAATAGGCCAACACCACACCTCACCCCGCCCACAATCCCCGCCGCATCAAATCAACCATATCACGACAATGCGCAAACACATAATCCGACACAGACGAATCACATTTAAACCACTTCGCCCCCACAGTAATAACCTTCGCATGACGTTCATCACGAGCCCTACAACCCCTAACAAAATCACAACTATTACGCTTACAATACACGGTCAATCCCTCTCTAACAAAGCTGTATTAGCTAATGCAATAGCGTCATTTAGCATCTGTGCATAATCATTCGTGTTATATGAGCGTAAGCCCACCGCATCTTTTAATCCCTCCGGTGTATCAAAACTAACAACATACCGCAATTCATAAACATTACAAAATGAACACGAACAATACCACACCTCAATATCACCGTTCTTGAAACAAGAATAAAACGTAGCAATTTTCCTATCATTCTTAACCATTGTAAAACCTTTCATAATCACCGATTAATCCGATAACCTAAGCATATCGCACCCGAAACGTAAAACACGCCATCGTCAAGTACATCCCTAAGCCCGTATGCGTCAATGCAATCGACAAACCGAGTTTCAAACAAGCAATCAGACGCAATATCAACAAAATACACAAGCACATCGTAAATACTATTCACATTAAAATCAATCGAATTAGACAATGCTTTAAGATTCATGAAACTCATTTTAATCACTCCTATTTTTTCAATAGTGTTTATACTATCACTCTTCAATATACCACATCACATAACACGACACACCACAACCACACCGTCTTCTCACGCTCACTTCCGCGTACCACACCACACAGCATATGTCAAATACACA